ATCGAAGCAGAAATCATGGCAGCACTAGCACAAGAAATTACTGTTGAAATCGACCAAGAAATTCTTGGTTCATTGTATGCTCTAGCTTCAACTGAATATACATACGATCAATCAGCAGTTAGCGGTACAGCAACATTCGTTGGTGACGAACACGCAGCATTAGCTGTTCTTATCAACCGTACTGCAAACTTGATCGCTCAACGTACTCGTCGTGGTGCTGGTAACTGGTGTATCGTTTCCCCAGCTGCATTGACTGTATTACAATCAGCAACAACTTCAGCTTTTGCTCGCACGACTGAAGGCACTTTCGAAGCACCTACAAACACTAAGTTTGTTGGAACATTGAATGGCGCAATGCGCGTGTATGTTAACTCATATGCAAATGACAGCACTCCAGTATTGGTTGGTTATAAGGGTTCGTCTGAGGCCGATGCCGCAGCGTTTTATTGTCCTTACATTCCGTTGATGTCAAGCGGTGTTGTATTGGATCCAAATACGTTCGAACCAGTAATTGGCTTCATGACGCGTTATGGATATGTTGAACTCACAAATACAGCAAGTTCCTTCGGAAATTCGGCTGACTATCTTGGCGAAATCGCAATCACTAACCTACAATTCAGTTAATCGAATTTGGTTTTGTTGTAAAACACAAAAAGCGCTCTTCGGAGCGCTTTTTTCATTGCCAAAACCTTTTGACAGGGAGTATATTTTATGTTAGTATAAATACAAGTATAAACGTATAAAGGTCAAGTCGTGAGAAAGAAAATTGAAAGCTTAGTGAAAGAAAAACCAAAGCATTTTTCGAAAATGGTTAGGAATGATGCTGATATGAAGAAATGGGTCGATGATAACTCATTAGTCACTTCAGACAATTTTGCTGAAATGGTGTATAGCGCACTTAATCAAGTAAATCCAATTTGTTCGAACGGTAATAAAAAGAGATTTATTTCGGTAAATGAAGGGTTTGGGTATTGTGGGATGACAAAAAATTGCGAATGCGCGCAAACTGCGATAGCAGAAAAAGTTTCTGCAACTAAATCTAAACGCACACAAGCAGAAATTGATAAAGAAAACAAAAAACGAGAAGAAACCAATCTGCAAAAATATGGTGTGAAAAATTCTGGACAATCTGAGTTGGCTAAACAGAATCACAAAAATTTTTATGCTGATGTAAGTAATGTTGTTGCTCAAGTAGAGAAACAAGAAAACACCATGTTGGAGAGATATGGTGTTAAAAATGTATCGCAATTGACTGATGTTCAGGCTGCTAAAAAGGAAACTAACTTACAAAAATACGGTGTTGAACACCCGATGCAAAACACTGAGATAGCTAAAAAATCAGCCGCATCAAGAGCTATAACTTACGAAAAGAACAAATATACTGTTTTGGAAGAAAATTTCAAAAAGTTCGTTCAGACTATGACCGATACGTTTAATGTAGATGTAATTTCGCCTGCCTCAGACTATATCAATGTGGGCGGCACAATCTCTCGACCAAATATTAAGTTTAAATGCAATACTTGTGCATATGAATTTGAAAAAAGATTCGACCACAGCAATTATCCCATTTGTCGCAAGTGCAATAGAGCAAAATTCAACAAAGTAAGTAAGCAAGAACAAGAATTGTGTGATTACATCAAGTCAATTTATTCTGGCACTGTAATTCAATCTGATAGAATTGAATTGGGTGATAATCGTGAAATTGATATTTTTCTACCAGAACTCAGCATTGGTATTGAATATGATGGATTGTATAGTCATAGCGAAAATGTGAGTATGGGCGTAAAGAATTGGTCGTATCACTATTCAAAATGGGATATTCTTCAAGATAAGAATATTCAACTTATCACTATTTTTTCAGATGAATGGCTGCTAAAGAAAGATGCAGTCAAAGAATTATTGAGAAACAAAATTGGGGTTGCGAATAAAAAGATTTATGCAAGAGATAAGCGCATATCAGTGAGCGCAATCGACAAAAAGCTTGCGTATGTGTTTATAGATAAACACCATATTATGGATGCACCAAAAAGGAGTTCGGCGGCATTTGGCTTATTTTTAGAAAAAGAACTGATTTCAGTAATGTTATTTACTGAAGCATCTAAAAAAGATAATGAATGGTTGTTGGATAGATTTTGTTCAAGTATGAACGTAGTTGGTGGAGCAAGTAAGTTGCTGAAATTCGCAGTGAATGTGATTCAACCAAAATCAGTTGTTAGTTTTTCAGACAACAGATACAGCAACGGCAATTTGTATGAGAAACTTGGATTCAGTCATATTGACAATGTGCCACCAATGCAGTATTATACGAAAGACTACACTCAGAAAATGCATAAACTTTCTGCGAGAACTATCACCAAAAGTTATTCTGGTGAAAAAACTACAGAATGGGAGATTATGCAAGAATTGAAGTATGACCGAATTTGGGACTGCGGTAAGAAAAAGTGGAAATGTGACTTAGAAAAAACAAAATACTTCGCTGAAATTAATACATATCTTGAAGAAGCAGGTGCCCGTGCGGGAAAGAGAAACGAAGAATTTTTCAGAAAATTCGAAGAAGCAAACCCAGAATCAGTCAAGAACAAGGAAATTTGAAATGGAAGATATATACGTATTTAATCAAGATGATAATGATATCATTAATGCTAAGTCAATGGAAGAATTGATTTACAAAATAAAAGAAAGTGGCAGAGACATTAATGATATCAATATAGTTGAGAGATATAGCGACCAGACATTTAAGGTTGATAAACGTATGTCAGGCACTGATGTTACAGATATTGTTTTAAATTTATTGAAATAAATCATGTCAGGCAAAACTTGGCGAGAAAAGAAGCTAGCCATCCAAAAAGAAATGCAGAAGTATGACAAACACTTTATTGCCAAAGAATATGCATTTAATTGGAAAGAAAAACAATATGGTGAAATCACTATGCAAAATCTAGCTGGAGCATATGTTGATTATAGACCATTTCCAGACTGTGTTACGTTCAGAACACATTGGTCCACGCATGATTGTATATTTTTCGATAACGAAAAAGAAATGCTAGTTCATAAAATAAAAAATGATTGATGTTAAAGTTGGTGACTACCTCATCAAAGATGATTTTATAATCGGCAAAATACGCTATATTAGCGAATCTAAAACTGCTTATGTCAAGATTTTGTATCCACAAGATACGATAGATTACGCGGGGCATCGTGGATTTGCTTATTGGTTCCTTCGTAAAGACAATTTGAAAGTTTTGTCAGAGAAAGAACAATTGTTTTATGAGCTAAAATATGGATAAGTTTGAGAAAGGTGATGTAGTTTACTATGACTTCAAACAAGTTGTAAATGATGACCACCCAGGAATTTTCTGTGTTGTTAGGGGAATTCAGACATACAAGAATATAACAGATCATATTTTATTAGTATATGAAGATGAGGCAGATAAGGATGAAATTACGTTTAGATTCGTTGCAAACCCAGATCATTTGATTAAAGTTGATCCAAACACACCACAAAACAGATTAGCGATACAGATAAAATATGCTTGATATGCTTCCAATCGGAACAGTATTGTTCAATAACAAACATAAGAAAATAGGGATGGTCATCGGATATTCGTATAAAAAGAATTACTATGATATAGATTCTGACGATGAATGGTTTTGGTCTCCGCAAGACGTTGAATTAATTCCTGAAAAAGAAGCACTCATTTATGTTATAAAACATGGATAAATTTAGCGTAAATGATACAGTGTTCATAACAAGGACAAAGAAATTTTGTTACGTGTATGAAGGCCCAGCTTATATAGAGTCCATTGAAGAAGGATGTATTAGAGTAACACCTATGATATGCAGTTCCTATGGATACTTTATCTATCCTGTTCGAGAACTAATTTTAGTAAATCCAGACACACCACAAAACAGATTAGCGATACAGATAAAACATGGATAATATGTTACCAATTGGAACTGTCCTGTTTAATACTGAAAAGAAAAAGGTAGGAACGGTCGTAGGATATTCATATGGTGGTCATTACTATGATATTGATGGTGATGATAGTTTTTATTGGTTCCCTACAGAAACTAAAGAGCTTTCTACTGAAGAAGAAATACTTTTCTATAAGCTAAAATATGGATGAATTTAAAGTTGGTGACGTAGTATTCGACAAATATATTAAGATTTGTGGAATAATTGTCGAGTGTTCGATACCAAATACTCATTACTGTTTAATTGATTACACACCTCTAAATCGTCCTCGCTGTGTCATTCTAAATAGTGCGTTGATTAAAGTTGAAAGCCCGCAACATAGATTAGCATTGGAGATTAAGTATGGATGATTTATTGCTTCCGATTGGAACTATACTGTTCAATACTAGAAAAAAGAAAGTTGGAACAATTGTGGGATATTATAAAAGTCATATTATAAATTGGTATGATGTAGATAGTGACGATGACTTTTATTGGATTCCAAATGAAGTAATAGAGGTTTCTGAAAAAGAATCATTGTTGTACAGGATAAAATATGGATGATTATAAACTAAATGGAATTGCTGTATTGCAAATTTTCTTTAAAGTTCAAGATTTCTTTCGTTATGTTCAAAGTCAAATTGATTCTGGAAAAGTAGATAACGTTACAGTACGAGTGTCACGCAGAGAACCATTCGACTACAATCCTGTAGTTCAAGTGGATGTAGATATAACGCAAGCATTTCGGGTTTGGCAGATAACTAAGAGTAACTAATAGATATAAAGTATAGGATTTTTGTGGAATTCTTTTCTTAAATACTTTTACTCAATTTACAATTTAGGAGAGTTAAATGTCTATACTATCAGATATCGAAAAGATTATCAAAGAAGCTGAAGCAAAAATTGTGTGGCTTATGACGACACAAGTTAGTAATCCTACACCTGAACCCGCACCACTAGTTGATCCCATCCCTCCGCATGAAGAACCTCCAATAACTTGATTTAAAATCATGTCATGAGCACTGGGCGCTTTTTTGATCCCAGTGCTCAAGTGCGTAAATATCTGTATGAACAAAATTTACACACAACCAAAAATTATCGAAGCTGCTGGTGCTTTGATCTACTCATTAAAAACAAAACGATTTCTGTGGTTATTAAGATCAGAAGAAGGCTCTTATTCTGGGACTTGGGGCCTTGTTGGCGGAAAGAAAGAAGCTGGCGAAAACAATATTGAATGCTTAGAGCGTGAAATGTATGAGGAGTTGGGATTTCATGTTTCTTCTAAAAAAATTATTCCTTTAGAAACATATACTTCACCTGATACGAATTTCTTTTATTATACTTATATCGTTATTGTAGATGAAGAATTCATTCCAGATTTGAATGTAGAACATGATGGATATTGCTGGAGTCCCTTAAAAGCGCATCCACAGCCCTTACATCCTGGACTGTGGAACACGGTTAAAGTTGAGACTATTCAAGACAAGATTAAACTTGTGGAAGAGATTTATTGATTAGAATGTTACAGTTCTTACCCAAGCACCGAAATTTCCACCTGGGGTTGTAGCTACTCGTTTCCATTCTCCAGCAGTATCAGTGTATGTTTGAATATAACCTTGACGAGTTGCACCACTATATACAATCGGGAATGTTTTAACTTCCATTGCAAATCCATGACCAGTAGCCCCGGTAGGAATTTCAGCACCAAGATTAAAACATTCAGTAGCATCACCAATATAAATGCCAGGAATTACACTGAAAGACATAGACTCATCGGCGGTTAGTGCCATATATTCCAATGGTAGATTTGTGAGTCCATATGGATATCCAGAGGCTGCATTAGGATTAATAGGGGGTAGTAGTTTAAACCATGGTTGAGGGCCTGCCACTGATCGCACCCATACTGCGCCTTGTTCTTGATAAAATTGCGTTGTTCCTAATTGTAGCAAAGTGAATCCGTTTGTACCAGTAGCACCTGATGGTGAATCGGTGGGTAATGAAACACCAGGCGCACCAGTATATGCTTTTATCACATTGTCTGGAGCAGATGAATCAATGAGACTGCTAAAAGTAGTATTACCCGGCAAAGTCGTTTGAATTATGTTTGTGCTATCGTACATATATTTTCCTTTAAAAGGAAAAGTATAGCACAATTGCATGTGGAAATAAAGAAAGAGTGGGACCCACTCTTTCTTTATTTATTATGTGAATAATGCTAAATTGATATTTCCAGACAATCTAATTAAATTATATGAAAATGGTACTTCATGAAGTCCATCACCTGTCATCGCTGCTGTCGCTGATCCATCACCGACATTCTTCCAGATGCCCGAATTTCTTGCAGTTTCCATAATATCAGCTATTTCAAAATATTGCCATAATGGAGATGGTTTAGTCCGTATCCAATCATTTAATGCAGTACGAGTACTATTGAAGCCATCGACTGTCTGATTGACTGCTGTAGCCCATGAATCTGATGAGGCGGTCTTGGGAGGAATCGTTGATTGCGATACTCTTTGAGACGGAAAGTAACCATACGCCGTCGTCAATTGCCCTTCTATTGTTGCGGCTGTTCGGCCAGCAGATACATCATTGATACCGTATTCGAAATGAACGTATTGATGGTCTGAGGCTAAGGCAGCTCGTAATGCATGATTGGTTGTAAATTGCAGAATGGTATCTGATTCACATCCAATATTTGCATATGGAAGACCATAATCAAGTGTTCGTGCAATTTCGCCCACACCCCAATAACCAAGATTAGTATTCTCAGATGCTGGCGCAGTAGAAGTAGTAGAATCTATCTTACCTGACAGGCGACTATCGCCATATAGAATTACACTAGGCACAGATGATACGCCCTTAATTGCTAAGGGATATATATTTGGCGCTCCAGAAGTACCAGAAGAACCCGTGGTAGCTCCAGTAAAATTCAGCAACCAGGGATCATTTGTTCCCATCGCTGCTGATGTTGCCCAATATGCAGTAGCATCTGAACCACCTGCAACTGTACTAGCTGAAACAGGAATAGCTAGAGGAGTGCCGGAGGCTGAAACAACAATTAAGTGAATCTTAAATTTTGCTCCATGCGGAATTCCGATGCCTAATAGGTCAGATTCAATGGTAGATCCACCAGTAGCTGTACCGAATCTAGCATGAGGTGTTCCTTGAACAGCAGACCATTCAAACATATTGAAATTGCCATTGGGATATTCAAGAGACGCGTAGTAGTTTAATGTTCCAGAATTTGTCCAGGAACTAAATTCATTCACATTGTTAGCATACCAGTTACCGTACTTAACGGTGATACCATTTACAGTACTACCTTGATTAATGTGTTCTGTCAGACTTTTAAATGCATACGCAGTGGATGTGACCCATGTTTGATAATTATGTCGGCATCTAGTGGCAATATTTCGCATAGTACCAGCCGCACCACCGGATCCAGCATACGACTTACCTGCAGGCCAAGACCCGCTTGCCTTCGGTCCATACATTATTTGAGCAGTAGGATCATTTGCATAGTCGCCATTGTTACCAGTCCCATTTGAAGGCGCACCACTAGTAGTTAGCATAGTATTACCGCTTCCACCTGCTGGCCCAACTAAACTAGTTCCAGAACCCCAAGCTCCAGCTGACTTAGCGCCATAAAGCATGTTACCTGCAGTATCAATATAGAAGTCGCCGTTGTTACCTACGCCAGACCCTGGCACGCCAGTACCATGATTTACAGTATTACCGTTAGTTCCATTACTGCCTGCAGATCCAGCTGACCCTTGTGGACCCACAATAGCAATTCCAGAAGGCCAAACACCTCCTGCTCTAGGACCATAAAGATTGTGCGCAGTAGTATCGATATAGAAATCACCATCAATACCTAATGAATTTAAAGGAGCACCAGTACCATTACGGAGAACATTACCTCCACCACCTCCACCACCTGCACCATTATACAAATCAGTGAAATTAGCAGTAGTATTTGCAATCAACGTCGCTAGTTGTTGATTGAGTAATATTTGTTGATCAAGTAAGGGACTACCGGTCCCATTTGGCACCGAAGGCGGTGGTGTTATAGGTTTTTGTGACATTTAAATGACCTCGTTAGTCGTATAATTTTTATTGTATTTCTTTATTACTTAGTAACTTGGATACCACTTTAGAGTAGCAGAATCGTAAGTCATTGTTAGAGTCTTACTTACTACAGCAGTGGATGCCAATGCAATATTACCTGCAGTAGTGGTTGTAAAGATACCCTTAGGAATGATTGTAATCTGTCCACCATTTGTTGCCATAGTTCCAGGGGGTGTTATATTAACAATCGCAGTAGTTCCAGACACAAACAAAATGTTTGTTGCGGGGGCAATAGTTGAAGCACTTGCAATAGTAGGAGGAGCTACAGTAGTTCCAGAATACAATTCAGTAAAGTTAGCAGCAGCATTATTAGCTAAAGCAGCAAGTTGCTGATTAAATGCGATTTGTTGATCAAGCATGGGACTTCCGGTTCCATTTGCTACGACTTGAGTTGTAAGTGATTTTTGTGACATAGTGATAACCTCGAAATTGGTAAATGTATTTAGTAAATAATCTTCAAAAATTGAACAAGCATATATCGGTAAATACTTGATATTGATGAGAAATTATATATGCCAAAGTTAAGTCTATGGAAACAGGGAGACCATTCTGCAGATTATCGTTTTATTGACAAGCAGATAAGAGGCATGCTCACTGCTGGCGGAACTGGTTGCTTAATTCACAAATATCTAGGCCCACAAAATCCAGCTACACCTACAGATAATCCTGCAGTTCCTACGTATCCTACACAATCAGAAACTAATATTCAGGACATGCTTTTCTTGGAAAATAGAGACAGAGTATATGATACGAGCATTTATGATATTCGTGGCCATTATAATGTATCTAATCTAGACTTCGATTTGTCACAATTTGGCTTATTTTTAAGCTCAGATATCATCTTTATAGTGTTTCATATCAATGATATGATTGATATTTTAGGTAGAAAATTGATGGTTGGTGATGTTATCGAATTACCTCACATTAGAGACTATAATCCATTGAATACAACACTAGATGCTAGTCTAGCTAGATTTTTTGTTATTCAAGATGCTGCTAATGCAAGCGAAGGATTTAGTCAAACTTGGTGGCCACATCTATGGCGCGTAAAATGCGGTCCTCTAGTTGATTCACAAGAGTATCAAAGTATTCTAGATCAAATTGCTGCAAGTGATAATGTAACTACACCAGTGGGACAATTAGTAAGCAATTATCAAACACAGATAGGAATTAGTGAAGCTGTATTAGGCGAAGCAGAAACTGAAACACCAATGTCAGGATACAATGTAGATGATATGTATGTTCTACCAGTATTACAAAATTCTCAAGGAGAGTATCCTGGTGCAGGCCCTGGAATTCAACCTTCTTCAGACGTTACAACAGTTACTTCTGACAATGTTAATTCAGGTGGTGCAAATCATGGTTCGAATAGCAATTTCACTATCAATGCTGACCTGGGACCAGATTCCCCTGACGCTAAACAGAAAGCATATCTTAGTGGAGATGGCGTTCCTCCCAATGGTTTCCCTGTTGGTGCTGGAATAACATTCCCATCAAATCCAAGCATAGGTGATTTCTTTTTGCGCTTAGACTTTTTGCCGAATCGTTTGTTTAGATATAGCGGAACAAGTTGGACTAAAATTGAAGATTCTGTTAGAACAAATTACACTCCTGGTGGAAGCACTAACAATCCTAATAATACACAGCTTGAAGGTTTTTATAGTAATACTGCTACATTTGTTGATGATAACAATACGACTCAACCATCATTACAGAGTTTGAGTGATGCATTGAGACCTGGCGCAGATAACGGAGAGAATCAATAATGTTACGAAATTTTTATTATGATAATCAAATCAGAAGGTATCTAGTTCAAATGATGCGTATATTGAATAACTTTCAATTTCAATCATTAGATACCAACGGAAACAAAATATTAAAACAAGTTCCTGTTGTTTATGGTGACCCATCTCGTCAAGTTGCTACTGTCATTGCAAACAATAGTGAGAATACAACACCCACTGTTCCTGTCATAGCTGTTGATATTAGTGATCTGAAACACGATAGAACACGTATTCAAGATACTTCATTCGTCAATACAATGTCAGTAAGAAATAGACATTATGATCCATCTACATCACAATATACTATGGCCCATGGCATGGATTATAACATTGAAAGATTGATGCCTGTTCCTTATATTCTAACTCTGAAAGCTGAAATATGGACTAGTAATACAGAACAAAAAATGCAATTACTAGAACAAATTATTCCGCTGTTTAACATGTCGTTCGACGTACAATCTACAGATAATTATCTTGATTGGACTAGTTTGACGACTATATTTTTAGAAGATAATAGTTGGACATCTAGAACAATACCTGTAGGGACAGACAATCCCATTGATGTTACATCTATGACATTTACTATGCCGATTTGGATTTCTGCTCCAGCTAAAGTTCAAACGATGGGAGTTATTCAAACGATCATTGCTAGTATTCATGATACTCAAGGTGAATTGTCAGATGAAGCAGTGTTAGCTGGAACATTATTGAGTCGTCAGGTCATTACTCCACTAGATTTTAATGTTGTATTGCTAGGAAATCAACTTACTTTGTTTAAACAGGGTGATATCGATTTACAAAAGAATACATTGAATGCTGATACTAAGATTGGCACGCCAGACAATTGGCACAACTTTATTAACATGTATGGATCATTGCGTAATGGTGTATCTCAAATCAAATTGAGTCAGCCAAATGGTAATGCAGATATTGTGGGTTCTATAGCATATAATCCTTTAGATGATACGACGATGATTTACAACGTAATCGCTAATACAATTCCTGCAAATACGCTTTCTCCAATCAATGCTATCGTAAATCCTCAGGGTAGCGGACCAGGAATTGGAAACTTTCCAGCAGCAGCTACAGGCCAAAGTTATTTGTTACTTAATGAATTGGGGGCGCCAGGATCAGCATATCAAGAAACTGCTTGGGGCGGAACTATTGCTAATGCAAACGATATTATCACTTATAACGGAACACATTGGATCGTCACATTCAATTCACAAGCAACATCCGCTACAGAATATGTAACCAATTTGACTACATCTATTCAATATCGTTGGAATGGATCAGAATGGTTGAAATCTGTTGATGGTTTTTATGCAGCAGGAAATTGGCAAATCATTCTTTGATTTAATTTTGGATTGGTGATATAGTTGTTGTTTTACTGAATTGAGATTAAAATGGCACCTGGATTATTGATAGACGTAGATTCTGAGCAAGAAAGTCTAGGTGGTCGCGTAGATGACGATGAATGGTCTCGGGATTCTTCCAGGAAGATTAATAGACTCAATGCAGTAACATCTTTGGATGCGAAAGAATCATTGGCGTATTCGTTGAAGAACGGCGATTTTCCAAATTGTGATCTAGTTGTAGGAGCAGAAGTTGGACCGGGCGATATAGTGTATATCGTTTGGGCTGAATATACGACAGGTGACTCATTTGGAACAGATTATGGGCAATATGAACTTATTGCTGCATTCGTAGATGAAGAAAAAGCAAATAAATGTGCTAAAGACTGTGAAAATTTTGTTGAAAATCAACATGCAACATATTTAGATGCAGAAAGATATAGTCTTAAGATTGAGTTGGACAATGGGCAAACATATAGTATTCATGTTCCCTGGACTGGATATTTTGAAAATCTAGAACGTGTGAATGTCACACCAAAAACAATCAAATCAAAATAAAAAAGCGCTCAGTGAGCGCTTTTTCGTTTCTTACAACAAGCTTGCAAAAGCTATTCGGGTCTTATTTTTATGCCCTTCGCCAAATTCAAAACCACTGAACTATCAGAATACTATTCTGATATAGATATTTAGCGGTTGTTGCATAAAAACAACGGTTATTGACAAATTATCCAAACGGCTGTACAATATAGTTTCATTCAATGGAGATTTAATATGGCAGGCAAGATTAAGATCGATGGCGCTCGTAAGACAAAGCCCCGCGCAATCCGTTCCTCGCAACACATTGAAGAAAAATATACTGGCCCCGAACCCGAATGGAAAGGGGATGAAAGCTTGACGCTATCGGATGACGAATTCGATAACAAATTGCGTCGCAGCATGAATTTTTACAACCATCATTACACACCGAAAGATGCTCGTAAGCATGTTGTAGAGTGGTTGAAAGGTCGTACTGACGTTGAAGCTGACACTCTTGAAAGCTATCGTAAGACTGCTGAAAGGCTTACACCAATGACTGTGTGCAGTCTAGTTATGGCATCAAAGAAAAAGATGCCGCTTAAAGATCATCATATTGAATTCATTCTATCGAAAGTGAATGAAGCAATTCGTATGGCTAATGATAAACTTGTTAGCGATGAAGAAGGTCCGATTCTAGAAGATCAATCTAAAGTTAAAAAGGCTCCAGTAAAAGTAGCACGTCCATCTGTTCGTGATCGCGTTAATGAAATTGTCGATCAACATATTGCATTTTTCGAAGATATGGAAAACGATTTCTATACGAAAAAGCAACTGAATCCAGATGCATTTGCATATTTTAACGCAAAGAGTTTTCCTAAGCCGGGACTTGCACGTTTCAAGAAAGTATTTGAAACAAAGCGTGATGAATTAGTTGAAGCGCAAGAAGGAAAAGATAAGCAACTCAAAGAAGGTTATTCGCAATTTAAGGTAGCAGATTTCAAGAAACGCATTGATTTTTATAATGCAATTTTGAATGATGTTGCTGCATATGACAATGCGAAGAAGGCTGTTCGTAAGCCACGCGTGAAGAAAGCGCCTTCGAAAGACAAGCTCGTTTCTAAAGTGAAGTATTGCAAGCAAGATGCAGCATTGAAAATTACAAGTGTGAATCCAGTTAATATTGTGGGTTCGAAGGTTGTTTGGGTTTATCAAGTCAAGTATCGTAAAATCGGTTGCTATGTTGCTGATTCTACAATCGGCACTATGAGCATTAAAGGCACAAGCATTACTGGATTTGATGAAGTCAAAAGTGTGTGCAAAACTGTTCGTAAGCCAGAAGTCACTCTTGCTGAATTCATGAAGGCAGGTAAGGTTCAATTGCGTAAATTCATGAGTGGAATCAAAGCAACAGAAGTGAAGCTTACTGGTCGCTTGAGTGAGGATGTGATTATTCTTAAGGTGGAATAAATGATTGGAATTGGATCAACTTTGTTTCATCCCAAGCGGAAGAACTTTTCGAAAGTTATTCGTGAAAGCCATTACACTCCGCCTGGATTTTTCAAAATTAAATATGAAGGTCAGGAAAACGAAATCCTAATTCATAGTGATAATTTTGTGGAAGTGAATCCAGACACACCACAAAACAGATTAAAAATTCAACTTAAATATGCAGAGGCATAATGAAAATCGGCGACATTGTTTTCAATATTCATAATAAGCAATTCGCTGAAATTACTCATGTCTATAACGAAAGTGTGTTTGCTGCTGATTATGATCTCAATGTAGGTCATCTTTGGCCAAATTACACAATCGTTGTTGTAAATCCAGACACACCACAAAACAGATTAAAAATTCAACTTAAATATGCTTAAAGATATTAATGGGTTAGAATTAAAAGAAGGTGATTCAGTGTTTAATACGAAAACTGGTTATTTTGGAAAGGTGTATTCTATAACTCCGGAGCGGAATCCGTACTACGATCCTATCATTTTTAGGGCAAAACATGACATTGATTGCCGACCTCTAAGAGGACATGACATTTATTTGTGGGCAACTACTCTCACAATTAAACTTAATCCAGACACTCCCGAAAATCGTTTATTTTTAAAGCTAAAATATGCCTGATATGCATCTTCTTAATCCACCAGCAACTGATGACGATATCTATTATCTAATTAATAGGTATGACGAATTTTGCAAAATGAAAGTCACCAAAACAGTATTAAGTGAGTCAGGAGACAGTATGTTGGTACATTATCTTTGTGCTTATGGATACGAAGGGGATTTAGATGATGCACCAACATACGGAACAATAAGTTTGCATCATTGGAATTGTTGGCTGCGAGATAATAAAATGTATAAGATAGCTACTCCACAAGACAAATTGGCATTTATTCTAAAACACGGATGCAAATAATGGATGATGTTAAATTGAATTCGATATTTTTTGATTTAGATCGACTAGTGTTTTGTACGGTAGCTGAAATAGGATTGATGTGTAATGGCAAACGTATCAATTATATTAAGATAGATTATGATAATTTTAAACATGTGCCAGTTTATATATCTGATTATTCCTTGCTTGATAAAAGCAAATTCATTCCTGTTCGTTCTGTAGAAGAAAAACTTGTTATCTCATTAAAATATCAGTGATTAGCATGGAATTAAAAACCGGTACGATAGTATTTCATAAGAAACGAAAACAATTTGGTTCTTTGGTTGATGGCATCGGTCGACCTGCCCTACAAAATTTAGAAGAATTAATATATGAAGTCGAGGTGGAAGATCATAATCCTGACATACATGGACAGTGGTATGTGTCTAATATGGTAATTTTAAAAGAAGATACACCACAAAAACGATTGGCGCTTCAAATAAAATATGCTGACTGAATTTAAAAAATTTGATTTTGTTTATAATCCTAATGAAGATGAATTCGGAATTATAAAGAGAACGTATGGAAGAGTTGCTGTAGTGGATATTTATAATCACAAAGGAATTGGACCTTACTATCTAAGAACAGATACATATTTTTTCGGTAGCTTAGTAAAGTGTATTGGGCCAGACAATCTTAAAAATCGCTTAGCCATCAGGATTAAACATGGACAATGAATTTAAAGTCGGGGCTATTGTTTATCATAAAATTTTTCATAAATTCGGAAAGGTGACTTTTTTAGCGGATCGAGGGTTTATTCATGTTAAAGTTACTGACGCACTTGGTTCAAATACTAAGCTGTGGTTAGAAAAAAATATAGTTGCAGTAAGTAATGATTCACCCCAAACAAAATTGATGATGGATATTAAATATGGACAATGAATTTAAAGTCGGTGATGTACTTTACTTTAGGCCTTCTGATCAAAATAATTTTGTATTCGCAAAGGTGAGCAAGCTTGATCTAGAAGATCATACGCGAGTGCATCTAGTGGATGATGATGGAATAACTTTATTTAATCGTTCAGGGTCTTGGTGGATTTGTGATTATATGAAAGTGACTCCAGACACACCTCAGAATAGATTAGCAGTACAGTTAAAATATCAAGGGCAACGAGGCGCGCATTAATGGATGCATTTAAAATTGGATATTTCTTTAAGGGAAAACGTTTTATCCAGGTGGGAGAGTTAGACAAAGAACTATCAAATAAGTATGGTTACAAAATATACAAATATTATAATGAACAATTTAAATATTATGGCATTATTGGCGAACAAGAATTTTCATTTTTAGAAACTGATACTCCTGAGAACCGTTTATTTTATCAATTGAAATATGACTAAAGACGAAATGTTTTCTATAGAAAAAGGTGACGTAATTTATTATCCGCCTTCTGAAGAATGGTGGCATGTAGTTGGGTTCAGAAAAAAATATAAATTCTTCGGGCAGCGCCAGGGAGCCAAAGTTATAGCTGAAAATGGCTTCATGAAAACATTTGGAACCTTGTGTTACTCTTACTGTATTGACATTGAAGATTCACGAGCAGGATTTCTGAATTTTTATAAGCACGGTATTTTACTTAAAGAAGATACTCCAAAACAACGACTAGCAGTAATTCTTAAATATGGAACAAACAGTTACTAACCTACCTGTATTTCAAATAGGTGATCATCTTTACAACAGAAAATACAACTTAGCTAGTGTAGTCAGATACATCAATACAATCTTCTCTGATGATATAGAAGAAAAATATCATCGGATGTATGACGTAGAATGCGACGAAAGTGATTATTGGCTTGCTCCTGACTGTGAAAAGATTACGGAACAAGAATTTCTGTTCTACAAGTTAAAATTAGGAGATGCTAGACGATGATAGACGAATTTGATAATAAGTATTATCATAAAAGATGGAAAAAATTCGGAACTGCGACAGGAGAAACTGTTCTCTATAAAAATAGACCGTTTCTGAAAATAATCCCTGATTCAGGAGATTCCCAATTCCTGCGACACAATTATTGGGATTCTAAAAATATCATAAAAATAGAATCAGAAAAGCATTATCTAGAATTGATTTTGAAATCATGAAAGCTAATGATCAAGTATTTCATAAAAAATCACATTATTTTGGTCGGCTAGTATTTGAACGAATAGTGCTTGATACTGTTTATTGGTTGGTAGAATTTGAGATTCCCGGATTCTCTAAGAGAACGCTTAGACGAGAATTTTGGGATATAAGAAATATAATTCTCGTTGAATCAGAACAACACAAATTATCTCTACGTTTAAAATACTCTGACTAACTGGTAAATATCAGTAATCGGAGTATTTTTATGGCACTCAACCCTGTATTTCCCTACAACCCACCCCCACAGCAATACATGGCACCAACATTGCCTGATGCTGAAACCCAAAAAAAATTAATTAAAGATTATATTCGCTACAGTCTTGGCGATCAAATGGTCGATATTGATCTAGATAAAGAACATTATGATGTGGCCATTGCTTACGCAATGCAAAAGTATCGCCAACGTTCAGCTAACTCAGTAGAAGAAAGCTATGCATTCATGGAACTTATTAAAGATCAAACAGATTATTATTTGCCACTTGAAACAATAAGTGTGCGTCAAATTTTGCGTCGTGGTATCGGTAGTGTTACAGGAACAGCAGCATCACAATTCGAGCCATTTGCATCTGGTTATCTTAACACTTATATGCTTACTGCAGGTAAAGTTGGTGGCCTAGCTTCGTATGAATTGTTTAGTGAATATCAATCTCTAGCAATGCGTATGTTCGGTGGTCATATTCAATACACATTCGATCCAGTATCAAAGAAGCTTGTTATCAGTCGTAAAGTTCCTGACGGCGGAGAAGTTGTTTTACTGTGGGTTTATAACTATAGAACAGATCAAGCTATTTTAAATAGTTATTCTTCGTTCCCATGGATTCAAGATTATGCTTATGCAAAAGCAAAGTTTATGTTAGGTGAGGCACGTTCCAAATATCAGTCAATTGCAGGCCCCAATGGGGGCACATCACTCAATGGCTCCGAATTAAAAGCAGAAGCTAAAGAAGAAATGGCCAAATTGGAAGAAGACTTGAAGAATTATCAAGATATGTCAAACGGTTCGATGCCTCCGTCATTTTTAATCGGTTAAATTTAAAAGTAGAAATAAAAAAGCGCTCTGTTGAGCGCTTTTTGTTTTTGTAAAGTATTATTAAGCATACTCATAAACTATAATAATACCGTTCGTCCCTGCTCCACCAGCAGCAGCAGAAGCTGAGGCACCTAAGAATGCGCCTGAACCTCCTGAACCTTTGCCAGTTGCTGCTTGTCCTGCTCCTGCTGTGATTGGACTTCCACCACTTCCATACCAACTTGATCCGCCTTGACCACTTGCACCAGTACTTGCGTTATAAGTAGAACTACCTATACCAGATGGTTCGCCGCCCGATAAAAATATCGCAGTAACACCCGCACCTGACGAAGTTGCTACTGTGCCGCCCTGGGCAGCAGCCGCCTGGAAAGTTGCATTTGTTGTTGTTTGAACTGCTCCAGCAGCTCCAGCAGCTCCACCAGGACATGCTAACCAAGTTCCAATACTTACTGATCCACCTGCAGTTCCTGGATTAGCACCAGCTGCACCACCTCCACCACCTGTATTAATTGTAACTGTCTGTGAGGATAATGTTGTGGCACGAACTTTACCGAATGCTCCGCCACCACCTGAACCAGCAATTGATACGTTTGTAGTCGAGGTGGCGGGACATCCACCGCCACCACCGCCGCCACCTGATGCTTCGATTATTGCACTATTAGCACCCACAGTAGGAGTATAAGTTCCAGACGAAGTAAATGTTTGAACGTTAATCAATGTTCCTGTAGGAAAACCAAATACTGGATCTGAAGTTGCCCCTGCGCTAATCAATGCTTGACCTGCCGTACTTGGTGCAGCAAATGCTACGTTGCTTGTGCCCTCACCTAATAATACGTTATGGGCAGTCAGTGTTGCTAATCCAGTTCCACCATTCGCTACAGTAAGTTTTGTAGTCGTCAGAGATAGCGATGATGCTGTTAATGTCGTTACTGTGGCAGCTTCTGGTGTAATGCTACCGATGATAAAGCTATCTAATGTAGCTGTGCCCGTCGTTCCTACTAATGCCGGCAATGTTAAAGTGCCAGTCATCGTATCGCCAGCCACCTTAACGTGATTAATCCAACCAGCACCATTATAAAACTCAAAACGAGATGTGGTTGTATTAAAACGAAGCATACCTGTTGCTGGGGTTGGTTGTTGTCCTGTATTTCCCACTGGCAATTGAATTGCACCAGTCCCACTAAGAATCAAATTACCAGCAGAAGTTAATCTCATGAATTCTGAAGGAGTAACACTTGCACTCGGAGTCACTTGAAAAGAAATTGCAGTAGGATTTGAAATGTTAGTAAAATTACCTTCTGCTACGAAATTGACTTGTCCAGTTACCGCAGTTGTGAATTGTGTTGTTCCGAATCCAGTTGCACCTACTTGACCAATGATATCTGCTGTTTGCACATTAGCTGGAGCAGACCCAATTCCTCTACTACCGCGCAATACAACAGAAGACATTGTTCCGCCAGCATTAATAAATGAATCTAACGTTATTATAGATGGTGTTGTATCTAAATTGATAGCGCGAATCATTGTTCCTGTGGGCACTGATGGTAAAGCACCAATACTAGCCACGTTAGAATCAAAAACACCAGCCTGGCCAGACACGAAACCATTGTTCATGACAACTAAGCCAGTAAATGTATCACCTGCTTTATTAACTGGCGTGTAACCTAGTGCGCCAGTTATGTCTGCTGACAGCAGATTTACTGCACCAGCGCGATTATTAAAAGTATTGACGACATTTGTGGAATAAGATGTTGTGTATAGATCAGTGAAGTTTGCATTGATCTTTTGCATTGCTGATAGAAGCGTATCACCTGTTCCATCATTTGGGAGAGTCCCTACATTAATTACTTGTTTTGTCATATCGTTTCCGAAATATATGTGTATATTTATATGTTTTACAAATGAAAAAAGCGAGTCTAGGGCTCGCTTTTTTGTAAAACAATTTAATTAGTTTAGCTAGATTGAATCAATGCTAATCCTAATGTTCCAGTTCCTTGAGAAGTGGGACCATTTGGTATTGCAACGCCGATTAATTCTGCTCCAGTCAATTCCCATTTATACTTTTTATCTTGAAAAGTTTCAACAGTACGATTATTAACTTTGTTCGCATATTGTGTAATTCCGAATGATAATGCAGTAATTGTGGGGATGCTAGTATATCCTGATCCAGTTGCAGTAACTGTTGGTGTAAGCAATGAGCCTGTTCCTGATGCCACAGTTCCTGTTGCTTGTGTAGTAAAGCCACCACCATCGAATACGATTTCAGTGTTTGCACCATAACCAGTTCCTGTATTGCCTGTATCTGAAAAACTTAAAACTTTGTATTTCAAATTAAATGTAGCACCTGTTCCGATACCGTTCGTTGAACCTTGCGCCACTGGATTTGTAGGAAGTGCAGTGTAATCGCCAGGCGTAGAAATATGAAATGTTGCGACGCTTCCGCCTGCACCGATTGTATCAACAGTAATTACTGTTGCTGTTCCAGTTCCGCCTGCCAGGGTTATTGTGTTAGTTGCAACATATCCAGTTCCTGCATTTCCTAGAGTTGCACTATCAGCTTGCATATGCACAACAAAAATTGCTGCTACGGTAGGAGTAACATATGGTTGAACAGTAATAGACATTTGACCTGCAGCAGTAGGCGTTCCTGTCACTAGTTTGCAAAGGGCAGTGCCGTCAGCAGTAGTAACTTTATATCTATTGCTAGTTTTTTGTCTTACGATTGTTCCTGCTTTTGCTGATCCGCCAGATGTAGTCCATGCTGTGCAAGTAATGTGATGCGGTTGTGTTGATTTAATGAATTTTTTCTTAATGGGACGACCCATGATATTTCCTTTTTGTTTAAGATTTGACGTTCTAGCGTCTACGCAGAAGGACCTGCATAAATCGTGATACGACAGTAATATTTATAGATAAACGTAGTAATCAACCGAATACGCAGATTTTTCCCTTTAGCTCATCTAATAGCTTATCAAATATTTCAGGAAGTTTTTGTGATAGCTCATTGAGCATTAAATCTGCTGCAAGTTTTTGATGCTTATCAGCTTCAACACTTCTATCATATCTAGAATCAATACTGTCAGGTAAAGCATTAAATGTAACTTTTCCTGTCATCAAATATTGTGCAAATAATTCATTTGGCACATCCAGGAAGGTATTAATCCAACCATTTCTCGCTGAGCGCATTGTAAATGTCTTATTGATAAGAAGTTTAGCTTCATTCTGCAAGAAAGAAGATGCACTTACACCTTTGTATTCGCCATTATTACTGCCACCATAAACTTTTACAGCAATAGTAGAAAATAGATTCCAAATTTTACTAGCAATAAGTTTATAAGTTTGTGCCCAATCAACATCTGGAGTGTCTAATGAACCAAATTGCATTGTGTGCAAGAATCTATGTGCTAATATCCATCCCGTCATAGGAATAGTTCTACTGGTGAAATTTGATGTATAAACTACCGATATCGCATTAGGATCATATTTAATATGACCTGCTACTAATTGTTTAAGCTTGGTATTAGGGGACTTTAAGGAATCGTAAGTCCAGACTTCTCCTGCCACATTGTAATCTTTTTCAGGTTGATTAACAATATAGAAATTGAATGTCTGTGGAACACGTTCCCACAATGACTTGATCTTCTGAACAGCTTTTGGGTTTTGAACTAATGTTTTAGAAACATCATCAGGATTGTTAATCTTATCGAATGATCCTTTCTGATTGAAGTCCCCAATCAAATCAAAATTTCCAATTGGTGCCTCAGTTAAAATTTCATATGCTCTCATTATTTTAATACCGTTAAATTTCTAGTGTAATTTGATTCGCGTTCAGCAAGCCCTAACGTTCCGCCATTGATCTTCATTGTAATGGCTCTAGTATTTCCTGCATCAGCTAACGTATTCAAACCTTTCTGAGACCAGAATACACATGCAGACTCTAATGCACCAGCATGAGCCATCAATAAGTCCGGATTGCTAATCAGATCCTGTCCTATAACAGCGCCTATGCTTTGATACATAGATTTTCCTGTGATTTGAATTAATCCTCTACCTCTGAAATTCCATCCATCACCACTCGATTCAGGCCCATTTCCCATACGATTGGCATAAACCCTATTCGCAATCTTTTGTGGTTGTCTAGCATATTGTGTGGCAGTAGTTGCATTAAAGTATTTCGAGAATGTGACAAGTAATCCATGTTCAGAATAGTTTAAATTTTCTTGTAGAACATTCCAATCTACTGATTCGTGTGCCGTTTGTGCAAGAAATGCTGCCACACGATTCGTTGTATTAATTGAATATTTGCTCAGCATAGTAGCAACAATAGGATACCAAGCCGACACAGAACGATTGGATGGCAAACATAATTGCAATTGTTGTTCGGTGAGTGATATCATTGAATTTCTCTTTGTAATATTGTATATTTATTCAGAATACGAGAGGTGTAAGACATGATTATAAGCGTCACAGGTTTGATCGGTAGTGGTAAGGATTCAATAGCATCATATTTGATCGAGAATTATTATTTTGAAAAAGAGAGTTTCGCTGGATCATTGAAAGATGCTGCGGCAGCAGTGTTTGGGTGGGATAGAGAGCTAGTAGAAGGTGCTACTAGAATTTCTAGAGAATGGCGAGAGAAAATTGATCCATGGTGGGCAGAACGTTTAGGAATTCCTCATCTGACACCTCGCTGGGTATTGCAAAATTGGGGCACAGAAGTATTTAGGCAACATTTTCATAATGATATTTGGATTGCAAGTCTAGAAAACAAGCTGCAACATAAAGAAAAGCATGTCGTATTAACTGATTCAAGATTTCCCAATGAACTTAAGATGGTTAGAGAACAAGAAGGGAGCTTACTTGTAAGAGTAAAGAGAGGTGACGATCCAATTTGGTTTCCATTGGCACAGGATGCTAATAAAGGAAATCAAGAATCTAAAAACGAATTGCAGAATTTAGGTATTCATGCTTCTGAATACAGTTGGGTGGGAGAAGAATTCGATTTAGTATTGACTAATGATGGAACACTCGATGACTTGTTTGTTAAAATAGATAATATTATGGTAAAATATGTCATTTAAAAATCTGGCGTAAGCTCACCTTGTTTCCAGCCCAATCCTTCGATCTTGATTGCTTCGATACAATTTCTACAAATAGTTTTTAAGTTTCTGAATGAAGTATTTTTGAGTTTTCCGTCAGTATGAAATACTGTTAGTTGCTGTTGATACTTTGCGACAAACCCACATTTATCGCAGCGAATGCTTTTCTTATAGCCAGCCTGTTCCCAATTTGTTGGGGCAGGTTTTTTCTTTTTTCCTCGTTTTTCGCATTGGTAGCACCTGGAACGATAGTGCATTTTTCCATTTTTATCAGTATAGTTATTGGCACAAAATCGTTCGTGGCAAGATTGACAAAATGGACGATGTTTAGTGGTCATATACATATTTATTTTGAACCACCTCTTTTCCGAAGAGGCTCCAAACAGGGTCTTAACGTGGTTATTTGCTAAATATTAATAGTTATTTCTTATTAAGGATTATCAAATGGCACTTATTTCCCCAGGCGTTGAGATTGATGTTATCAATAATTCAACGTCCCCAGGCGCTTCACCAGGAACGATTCCTTTAATCGTATTAGCTAGTGCAGCTAATAAAATTTCACCACTAACTTCTAATGTTGCTTCTGGAACTACAGCAGCTAACGCAGGTCAATTGACATTATTAACGAGTCAGCGTGATTTATTGACTCAATTTGGATCACCGACTTTCTACAAGACAGCTAGTGGAACAGCATTGAACGCATATGAATTGAATGAATATGGTTTGATGACCGCATACAATATTCTAGGTATTACTAATACTGCATATGTATTGCGCGCAAACATTGATTTAAGTCAATTAGTAGGAACAACTGTTCGTCCGACTGGTGCTCCACAAGATGGATCATTCTGGTTGAATTTAGGTTTGACTACTTATGGATTGAACGTTTGGAATGCAACAACTCAAACATTCACTAATGTAACTCCAACAGTTTTGACTACGACGACTAATCTATCAAGTGGTGTTCCTATTAACACATACGGAACAATTGGATCTTATGTTGTTGTTGCTTATAACTCTAGTGTTCCACAACAATTGTATTATAAAAACGCATCTAATACATGGGTTGAAGTTGGAACTACTGCATGGCAAAATAGCTTTGCTACAGTAATCGGATCTGTGACTAATCCAACATTTACAATTGGTAATACTATAACAATTAACACAATCACAGTTACAGCAACTGGAACAACTGTATCATCGTTTGTCGGTGCTATTAACACTGCTGCGATCCCAGGTGTTACAGCAGCAGTAGACGCAAATGGTCGTGTTAATATTTTTGCAACTTCAGCAGCAGAATCGAATGGTAGCGTTGCTGACGGTAAGGTTATTATTGCTAACGGAACTGGTACAATATTGACTAATGCAGGAATTGCGTCAGCTACATATTACGCACCTAAGATTCAATTTAGCCTAAGCACACAAGTTCCGACTTGGTTAGCTCAAGATCCAACTCCAGAACCAACAGGAAGTCTTTGGGTTAAAACTAATGCAGTCAATGGTGGACTTAATTTCTCATTAGCAAAATTTAACGCAACTCTTAGTACATTCAATTATCAAGCGTGTAATGCATATGCAAGCGATGTTGCAGCTAATGCAGGACTAGATCCAGTGGGTGGCGGAGCTAATATCAAGCAAGGTGCATCATACGTTGAATATAATGTAGCAAATGATGGAACTGTTAGCTTCTTGCTATATCAAAGATTTGCAGCAGGCGCAACAACTGTGACTGGAACATCTTCAACAGCAGTATTAACTCCAGGTAATACATTTACAATTCAAGTTTCACAACCAGGAGCATCAACATTACCTACTCCAGTTACTGTAACTTTGACAGGAACCACAATTGCATCACTAGTGGGTAATTTGCTTGCACTGAATATTCCTAACTTTACAGCATCAGTAAATGGCAATGGCAACATTGTAATGACTAATACTTCAGGTGGTGTGATTGTTCTTACTCCAGGCACCGGAACTCCATTGACCACAGTGGGTATTACTACTAGCACTGCTTATGTTCGTGCATATCCGTTTAACGGCACCGCATTGATTGTAAGTAATTGGACATTGATGCCATATGTTGCAAGTACTACTCAACCATCACAAAATCCCGCTGAGGATACATTGTGGTATTTTAATTCTCCTACTGATGTAGATGTCATGATTAATGATGGAACAGCATGGAAGGGTTATCAAACAGTAACTTATGATGCACGTGGTTATAATCTAACACAAACAGATCCAAATGGTGTTATTTGTGAAGCATCACAACCGTTGACTCAAACTACTGGAACTGCATTAGTTCCTGGTGATCTATGGCTCAATACTAGTGATCTTGAACATTTCCCACTATTGTATCGTTACACAACTAATCCATTGACTAGCGTTAATAGTTGGGTATTGATTAATAATACTGATTCAACATCTAGCAACGGTATCATCTTTGCTGATGCGCGTTGGGATAGCTCAGGCACCACAGATATTGTGTCTGGTGCATTGCCTTCAACTGTTGGACTATTGACTTCAAATTATGTTGATTTAGATGCTCCTAATCCAGCATTGTATCCACGTGGAACTTTATTGTATAACACTCGTCGTAGTGGCTATAATATTAAAGAATTTGAATCAAATTACTTCAATGCACAATCATTTAGTGGTAGCTTGCCTGCCGTCAAAAATGCTTGGGTAACTGCAATTGGTAATCGTGTCGATGGCACGCCATATTTCGGTAGAAAGGCTCAACGTGCAATGGTTGTTGCAGCAATGAATTCTGTTGTAGAGACAAACCAAGATATCAGAAGCGAACAATTCTTCTATAATCTAATCTGTGCTCCAGGTTATACAGAAGTTGCTCCACAGATGATTAACTTGAATGCAGATATCAAGAACGTGGCATTTGTAGTTAGTGAAACTCCAATGCGTTTGAACAACAATGCTACTGAAATTGTTAATTGGTCATCTGGTGGCACAGGAACAACATTCCAAGACGAAGTTCTGCATGTTGCAGATACTTATACTGGTGTATGGTATTCATGTGGTCAGACAACTGATTTGAGTGGCAATGCAATTATCATGCCTCCATCATACATGGCTCTTGCTGGTATTATCTACAGTGATAGTATTTCACACCAATGGTTCTCTCCAGCAGGAACTACTCGTGGTGTAGTTAATAATGCTACAGCAATTGGTTATGTTGATGGAACGACTGGTAATTTCGTAACAAACTCTGTGAATCAAGGTTTGCGCGATACATTGTATGCCAACAACATCAACCCAATCACATTTATTCCGAATTCAGGAATTCTGTTGTGGGGTAACTTGACACGCGACGCAAATGGTCAATCAACAGCATTGGGTTCAATCAATATTGCTCGTTTGATTTGTTATCTACGTTACCGTCTCAATATTTTGAGTCGTCCATTCTTGTTCCAGCCTAACGACAAGATTACTAGAGACCAAATCGCAGCAATTACTAATCAATTGTTGAACACATTGATTACTCAACGTGCTATTAGCGATTATCTAGTTGTTTGCGACACAAGCAACAATACACCAGCAACAATCTCTGCTAGAGAATTGTTTATGGATGTTGCAATTGTTCCAATTACTGACGTTGAATTTATTTTCATCCCATTGGTAATCGATCAACCAGGAACTACAGCAATATTTCCTGTGTAATAAGAAGTTATGTAAAAACATTAAACCGCCTTCGGGCGGTTTTTTTGTTAAATAATTCTATAAATGGCATTTAATATGAAAATTAATGAAATTAGTCAAATATCTCCAGAATTTTTGGATCCCAACCGTGTCAAACATTTTGTGGGAGATGTAAAAAGAGGTGTCCAGAGTCAAAAAGGTAAGAGTAATACACCTCAGAAATTTGGATCATATAAATTTGTTCCAGTTACTGGTTTGCCTGAGGGATTTTACTTAGCGTACAAAAAATCTTCTGATCCATGGTCTGATATTTCTTCTGACAAATTTATGGTGACATTAATTGATGCGACACAAGATATAAACAAGCCGGACGTAGTTTCTTATATATGGTTCAATCCAGAAAATTTATATTTCGGACCACCTAATTATTCATCTATGCACGGCCTCAAAGTTTCTTCTGTAGGAACAGCAGCAAAATACAGAGGAAAAGGATACACTCAACAAGTTTATAAAATGCTTGTCAATCACGGGCAGATACTGTTCAGTGATACGTCTCAAACCCCTGATGGAGAAAAGCTGTGGAATAAATTATTAGCTAGCGGTCAGTTTTCTGCTTGGGGATTAGTGATTAATAAAAGTAGCACCCTAGAGTTAGAAAAAGCTTTAGGCCCTATCAATGCAACAAATTTGAGTGATGTTAGAAAAGAAGTTTTTTCTAGTTATGCTAATCAATATGTTTTAGTTCCTAATAGCGACACACAGACAATAGAATTGCTAACAACAAAACGTCCAAATTGGTGGAAATAGCATGCTATTATGATTTCTTATAGATTTGGATAAATATTTGAATAGAGCCCGTTAAGGAGAAATTTATGGCCTCAGCATCATTAACTAATTTTACAGTGCCTTTGGCGTCTGATCAAAGCTCCACTACGCAAGGTTTGCTAATGCCAAAACTGAAGTATCGTTTCCGTGTTACTTTTCAAAACTTTGGTATTAATTCAGATACAACAGAATTGACTAAACAAGTCATTGACTTTACACGTCCAGCGAATAACTTCAACCCTTTCGAAATCCCAGTTTATAACTCAAGAGTATATTTGGTTGGTAAGCCAGAATGGGAAATGGTTACAGTTAATTTGCGTGACGATGTTCAAGGAAATGTTTCGTTGCTAGTTGGCCAGCAAGTTCAACGTCAATTTGACTTCTTAGAACAATCTTCAGCAGCTTCAGGTGTTGATTATAAGTTTGTTACTTTGCTAGAAATGCTAGACGGTGGTAACGGATCATTTAAGCCAACAGTTCTTGAATCATGGGAACTAGATGGTTGCTTGATCGCATCATTGAATTATGGTGATTTGAACTACGAAACAGCAGCTCCTGCAACAATCCAGTTACAACTTCGTTTCGATAACGCACTTCAAGGTGCTGGCGAAGGTATCGGTGTCAATGTTGGTCGCACAACTGGTTCAGTTATCACTGGCTAATTTGTTTTTGCTACACACAAAGCGCTCTTCGGAGCGCTTTTTTACGGCTATAAATACTAGATAGGATATCTCATAATGGCCAGTATCAACAGCATTAATAATGTGATTTTAAAAGATTATAGCCACGCCTCTGATCTTTTTGTTACGAATGACTATGCACTCGTTCCGAAACAATCGTTTTTGTTTCATGTGTATTTTAATATCAATCAATCAGCATATGCTATCGGAAATGACAAGCAAACTGAAATAGGAATGATGGTCAAGAGTGTTGATTTACCAAAATTTACTATCGATACTAAAACACTAAACTCATACAATCGCTGGAACATTATTCAAAGTAAAGTAAAGTATGAGCCTATCATCATTAGACTGCATGATGATAGCGCAGATAGAGTTAGAGATTTTTGGTATAGATATTATAGCTTCTATTACAGGGATAGTGATTATAGTCCTGCATTGTATCAAACTCCTTATAAGTATGGTGTGATGCCTTCACAGACTTGGGGCTATTCTCCTGCAAATCATTCTAATCAAGCATTCTTAACATCGATAAGCTTGTATAGCTTATATGCTGGCAAATTTACTGAGTATTACTTGATTAATCCCGTCATTGAAGCTATGGAACACGGAGAACATTCGTATGCAGAAAATGGAACATTGCAAAACACATTAAGAATAGGATATGAAGCAATTCATTATCGAACAGGTCAAACATCTTCAGATACAGTAAGTGGGTTTGATGTTATTCACTATGATGATAGACCAAGTCCATGGGATAAATCTGGAAATCGTTCAGACGTTATTACAGATTTGAATTCACAACTAACAAGCGCATCTTCGGTATTGTCTGGAATTAATACAATGACAAATTCCGCATCAAATGCGCTGTCCAATACACTGTCAGGTATTGCTAGTGGATCAATTAATAAATTAACTAGTGCTGCTATTTCGTCTGGCTTATCAAATTTGAGTTCTATTTCTAACTATTTGTTCCCTACAGCAGATTTTTCAGCTTCAGCAACTCAGCAAGCTGCATTTAACATTAATTCAGCAAATATAGTTGCTGCAGGAGACAGTAGTTTAAGTGCATTGTCTGGACCAGCTTCATTCGTCAGCACAGCAGTTTCTTCTAACGGATCAGGAATTGGTTCTAGCGTAGGAACATACAATTTTACCATGAATGATGCTGCTGACAATTCAACTGATAGTAGTTTATTTTAATTATGCCAAATCCAACAAATATACCAGTTCAACAAAACAATACACAATCATTCTTTGACAGTTTAAATTCTCCAGGAACTCAACCCACTGTTTCAGATGGTGAATATGATGCAGTGTTGAGCTTCTTCGAAGAACGAACTAATAATGTAGAAGCAGCACAAAGTCTCGCATCTGCATTTTTACAAGCTTGTATTACTCAAAATGTTCTTCCTGTCACCCAACTTGATTATTTTAAGAAATTATCACAACCTAATGTTGATATATACTTGGCTATGTTTTTTAATAACACTAGATATGGAACTAGTTTGTTGGGAGTCAATGCTAATCAAACGGTTAATCCCTATATTCTGAGGACGATACTACCATAAGAAGCAACTCCCATGATAAATAAAGTTATGGGAGAATATTTTTATGCATGAATGTAAAATTTGTGGTAGATCAGAATTAAAAAGTTTCGGCGCGCTAACAAAGCATACGATGCAAGCACACAACTTGATATCTACGAAAGAATACTATGATATATATCTTAAAACAGATGAACTTGAAGGTCGTTGTAAATTTTGCGATAAGAATACTTCGTATGTGAGTATTTCTGTTGGATATGCTAAAATTTGTAATGATTCAGAGTGCAAGTCCAAAATAGCTAAAGAGATTCGTAAAAACCTTAGGGAAAATAAAGAAAAATTTACAGCTTTTACTGATAAAGTAGCTAGGAATCAAGAGAGAATTTGGGCAGAAAGAGTGGCGTCCGGAGAAGCAGAAAAAATAAGAGAACGAATTGGAAATACATTGTCTCTAAAAAATTCTCAAATGACAGATGACGAATTGAAGGAGAAATACGGATGGCTGAATAAACTTACTGAAGACGAAAAAGAGCAATGGAAGAATGACGTAATGTTTAATGCGGGAATGTTTGCGTGGTGGAAAACTGCATCAATAGAACAAATAGATGATGTTGTTAAAAAGCGTTTCGCTACGATGCTACAAATAGAAGAAGAATTGATAGCTGACGTAAAAGCTAACAATCAAGATTATGTTAAATATACTGAAGCGGTGTGGTATAGCACAAATATTTCTTATAATTTGAATAAAATGAGTATAGATCCCACTAGCCTCAGAAGTAAGGATTGGCATTTAGATCACGCATTTAGTATTAAAGCTGGGTTTATTCATAATATAGATCCTAAGATCATTGGAAGTAAGCAAAACTTACGAATTATTTCTCAACACGATAATTGCACTAAGGGAGCAAAATGTTCTATTACTTTAGAACAACTATTAGAGGATTATGAAAATGGCAAACAAATGGATGCAGGGACCTTATACAGTAAGAAATAAAGAAAAGTATATAGGAAGAGGCACACCAAAAATGAGGAGTAGCTGGGAATTCGTGTTTGCAAATTTCTGCGATAATCACGCTGGAATTCTACAATGGTCAAGTGAGCCTGTTCGAATCCCGTATAGAAATCCACTTACAGGAAAGAACTCATCATATGTGCCAGATTTTCTTATAATGTATGAAGATAAAAATGGAAAGAAACACGTTGATTTGATTGAAATCAAACCAGGAAGTCAAGCAACAATGGAAAGTGCAGGAAAAAGTTCGAGGAATAAGGCTGCTGTAATTTTAAATCAAGCCAAATGGCAAGCTGCAATGGCTTGGGCAAAGTCACAAGGCATAAATTTCAAAATTTTGACAGAAAAAGACTTATTCGCAATGACAGGAAAAAAATGATATGAGTAAAAAATTAGAAGATTTATTTAACTTGCCATCTTCTGAAGAAGAAGATGAAGTTGAAACAAAGAAAGAAGTAAAAAAAGTTGATTTAACTCAACTGAGAGAAATTGATAAGAGTATCGATAAGATCGATATTGCATTGCCGTCAGTAAGAGACTTGGAAGCGAGTGATGAAGAAATGGATGAACTTGCTCAATTGTCTAAACAAGCATTCAACGATTTACTTGATATGGGGTTATCAGTTGATCCGAGATTTGGTGGCAAGCTTTTAGAAGTGGCCTCCTCAATGATGACGAACTCGATCAATGCTAAGACAGCCAAAATTGATAAGAAACTTAGAATGGTTGAACTACAACTTAGAAAAGCTGCACTTGATCAAAAAGAGCGCGCATTAGCAGCAAAACAAGGTCCTGATGAAGAAGAATCTACATCTAAAGGCATAGTTATGGATAGAAATGCTCTTTTGAAAGAACTTTTAGATCAAGCTAAAGACAAAAAGAAATAATACTTTGAACTAAATATAAGATATATTTGAGGTTATTCCAGAATGATTAAGTCCCTCCATGACTACATTATCGAGACAAAGAAAACTTACCATTTTCGAATCAAGTTTGCAGATTGCAAGGTTGATGATTCTTTTAAAACTAAGCTAGAAGATGCATTGAAGACATATGATGTTATCAGTGTTGATGGTCCTAAGCACGAACCGATTCAATTAGTGCATCCTGATTTCCCTAAGATGGGTTCAGTCGATGTATATTCAGTTGATATCGCTATTAACTATCCAGCAAACGATTCTACTATTAGAAATCTATTAAATCAGAAAATGTGCGTTCCTTTCGATCATATGATGGTTCTTAATAAACATCAAGTTGATGCAAATATTGATTATTCTGAAATTGCTCGCAGAAAAACTCCTGCACTTACGGATCCCAATCTAGAACAAGCTGAAGGTGATGCACAAGATTTGGTGGGTGAAAAGCGTGTTGATGGAATTAAGAAAAATATTCCAACTCGTGAATATGAATTTGATGCTAATGATATTCCTAACAAGAATCGCACACAAACAACTAATGACCTACCGATGGGTGACACTAGTCCAGTGGGAACACATCAAAATGAGATTCCTAATCCATTTAAGAATAGGAAGAAATAATGTCAGGTGATATCAAAAAACTACTAGAAAGTATTGACTCTATTTCTGAATCACGCTATCGCATTAGAACTAAAGGTGCTAATGCATATGAAGTTGTTATCAACGGCGGAGAGAACGATGGTAAAGTCATGCTCCTTACTAAAGATTTAGTTAAAGCTGAACGTGCATTGGATAGTTTTGAACAAGGTTATAAAAAATCAAAAGCTGGCCGAGAAGAAGAATGGGCTAAGAGGGACAAAGAAGATTCAAATCAAATCAAATTTGAGTCTGACTTAGGTGAGCAAAACGATTTTCCTAGACAAGCGATGGATTACGGCTCAGGTATGAAACCACATCAAGAAAGTGATCATGCTGCTAAAGATAAGTCAAATTTTGAAAATGATCCACGTTGGTCAGAATATAATAAATTACAAGCTCGTCAAGAATTCACTCAAGCTAGAGAGTTGATGAATCGTATGCGTTACGAACATCATATGGATGAGTCTGTGAATGAAGGTATTTTTGACATATTTAAGAAAAAAGATAAAACTGAAATGTTACCTCTTGACGATGCAGATATTGCATTGATCAAAAGTATTGATTCTTCAGCAACGAA